ATTTTTTTTTTTTACTTTTTTTTTTTTTTTTTTTTTTTTTTTTTTTTTTTTTTTTTTTTTTTTTTTTTTTTTTTTTTTTTTAAACGTGTCACATGGCACAGTGGTATAGATATATATCCATATAGAGGGATATCTATACATATATAGAGAGATAGATATATATCCATATATCCATATATCCATATATCCATACCGGCACACCTGGTCGCATACATTAATTACATAAATTACATTGATTACATTGTATACATATATATTTATATATCCAGAGGTACGCCTGGTCGCATACAAAAATGACAATGATTACATAAATTACATTGATTACATAAACAATCATAAACAAACATAAACAACATGAATATAACCTACCATCAATTTGTAATAAATGTAATCATTGTAATCACTCTAGATCACTCTAAATCATTCTAAATCACTCTAAATCACTCTAACTAAGAAAAAAATAATACCTTCTAGTTTTTATAATAATGCTTTGGTAAAAATTTTACCCAAGAAACCACTCCATACCCTTTGGGATGTTAGGCGTGCCCCGATCGTGTCACAAAATGACATTAATAGTTTAACCTCCAAGAGTCTAGCCCATAGATGAAAACTACTCCTTCCGTCAAAATTTTACCCAAGCAATAACCTTCAAGATGAAACTCCAAGAATCCCAAACCTTCCGCTATGTCTCTTGTAGTTAAAAGAGTACCCTAGCCACATAAAACCATACCATTAATATACAAAAACCATCGAAACCACCTAGCCAAAATTCCCTAGCTCATGTGTTATGATGGAATCAAATCATGAAACAAAAACATTAACAATTTAAATCGGAGGGCATTATGAAAACGACTAGAACATTTAACACTACACTAGATTGTGGCGACAAGATCCAATTAACTATCACATTTGACCTAGGGGCGGACACTGATATCATCGCCCAATGGGCAACATCGGAACGGGTGATAGCATTTCAGCGCCCATTAAAAAAACTCTCACTAGAGGAGGCTAGGGCATTGAACAACACGACCGTCGACGCCGCTAGTTGTGGTCGGAAAATTGAATCACCTGAGGCTAGAGTAAAATCTCTAGCTCTCGCCACGGGACTAGATCCGAAAATCATCCGATTGATGATGAATGATCCTGACCTGGTTCGGTCACTAGTCCAACCATCCACTGATTTCGAAACCGCCTAGCCACTCCAACTACCTATCGACGCCTAGGGTCTAAAAGCCCTAGGCCATTTTTTTGACCTAGAATTCCATCAAACGTTTGTTGAAAAACTAGCCATCCGCCATGTCTAGATGGACTACCCATCTAGAGTTCGAATGGGGAAAAATTTTCTATGTCACACGCGGGTTCGGAGCTTTACAATTCCTGAGTAGTTTTTCAAATGTCACCAAGTGTCACAATTGGTTAGAAAGCAAAAGCCAAGGGTTTGGAAAGAGTTTGGTTTGAAAAGGGTTTGGTTTGAAAAGGGTTTGGTTTGAAAAGGGTTTGGTTTTCCTTGGGTCAAAATTTTACCAAAGAAAAGAATCCTCTTAGAAAAAATTTTCCAGAAATTTTCCAGAAATTTTCCAGTAAATTTCTACGATTGTTGAAATCTTGGCAATAAGTTAACTTATGTGACAATTAATGGGTTGATTTCTAAAACTTTTAAATGTAATATATAATTAAAAATGATAGAGGTTAACAATGGAAATGAAATTAGATGAAGAATATCTCGATGATAATGAGTATGTAGATCCTTACATATTGGGAGATATAGAGATATCGGCTAGAGATAGAAGAAGATCCTTTCCAGGAGAGAGGAAAACTTATGATATTAAACAGTTGTGGCAACTATCACATGAAATCCTAAATTACTCCCTTATAGGGATGAAAGAGACAGAGATAGCTACAATCCTAAACATAACTCCTCAGACTGTAAGCAATACTGTAAACTCTTCCCTTGGGCAACAAAAGCTAGCTGAGATGAGAGATAAGAGGGATGAAGTTGTTATAAAATATGATCCACTTGCAGAGGTTAAGAAGTTGTTACCTACTGCAATAAATATTTATAAAGAAATTATGGAAAGTGCTAGTGCGTCTCTTTCTATAAAAAAATCTACAGCAGACACTATTGTTAAAGACATCTGTGGCTACGAAGCACCTAAGAAAATAGATGGGAGATTCGTTAGTGCTAACATAACACCTTACCTGGATGAACTTAAGCAAAGAGGTAGAGAGGCAGCCAGGCAGTGTGGCATGCTATATGATGGTCGAGATGATAATGAAGAGGTTAAAGAAATAGAGGAGACCAAAGATGTATAATCCAAAGTATTTTAAAATGTCTGAGTTTGAATGCAAGTGTGGCTGTGGCGAGAATAGGATGAATGAAGATTTTATAAGGACTTTAGATTTAGCCAGGGAAAAAGCTGATATTCCTTTTGTAATAAATTCCGGATATAGATGTAACAGCCATAATGAGGATGTAGGTTCTAACTCCTTAAACCATGTTAAAGGTGTGGCAGTTGATATACGTTGTATAAACTCTTATAAGAGATTTAAGATTATAAAATCTCTACTCTCAGCTGGGTTTACTAGAATAGGAGTACACAAAGATTTCATTCATGTAGATAATAATTATACAAACGAACCTGAGGTGATCTGGTTATACTAATGTCATTCGATCCATTAACTGCAATACTTGATGTAAGTGGGAAGGTTCTAGATAAGTTTTTTCCTGATCCAGTTGAAAAGGAAAAGGCTAAGATGGAACTATATAAACTTCAACAAGAGGGGCAGTTTAAGGAGATTGAAGTTCAGATGTCAGCAATTATAGCTGAGGCTAAATCACCTGATCCTTGGACTTCTAGGGCCAGACCATCCTTCTTGTATGTAATGTATGCTTTAATCTTAGGCTCTATACCTATTGGTATTTTATCTATCTTCAACCCTTTAGCAGCTCAAACTATCAGTAATGGTATGGAGGCGTGGCTATCATCTATTCCAACAGAACTATGGACTGTATTTGGAATAGGCTACACTGGATACACAGTAGCTAGAAGTGCTTGGGATAAGAAAATATCTAATGGAAAGAATTAAACTATACATCTTATCTATATCATCTACGAAAGTTTCATATATGGTTGATAAAAAGGACAAAGATTCTCCTTATATCATAATACTTAAAAAAGAAACTCCTGATGCATTAAAGAGATTTTTATCAATTAAATACTTTCTAGGTATAATAGATAATAGAAATGGATTAACTAAGCTAATTACAAAACACTTAATTCTCTTTTCTTACTCACCTTTAATGTATCTATATTACTACTTTATTCTCTTATTGAAAAGAGTTTTTACGGAGCCAAAAAAATGACTGAGTGGATACCTGGAGAAGTTTTAGATGAGACAGTACCTAATGATAAGACACATTTTGTGTCTGATTTAGGTCAATATATAAGAGAGGATAGAGTAGCTATAAATCTAATATCTACATTTCTCAATAGTTTTGATCCAGAGGTAGATTCACTAGTTCAAGCCTACCTAGATGACTACGTCCCTCCATACGTTCAGAGTACCTTCATATCATATGTTCCAACTATTGCATCACTAGTAGCAGCCTCTACTGAAATTTCAGATGAAGTAGCATCACAGGTTGGAGTACTAGTACCCTCACTCCTATCAACACAAGTTCCAGCTCTCTTAGAAGTTCAAGTTCCACTTCTAGTAGTCTCCTATCTCGGTGATAACCTGAGTGATCTAGTCGATGATTTACTAAACACTAAACTCCCAACACAGGTGGTTGATCCTGTGGAGGATTATTTAGATGCTAATCTGGAAACTCTATGTAATTCTCTTATAGATGATAAACTTGAAGATATTTCTTATGGTAGAACTGTAATAACAGTGGATACAGTAGCTGACCTACTCAATCTCGATGTTGTTACAGCTTCAACTCATTATGTTAGAACTTTAGGATTTTATTCTAAGGGAGATGGTGGAGGGGCAGACTATTATTATAACTCATATATTAACCAATCCTATCACGATGGAGGTTGGTGTATAGATCCTAATCACTCTAGCATACCTGGAACTGCTGGTTGGTATATAAATGAAAACACTGATAGCGGATGTTGGGTAGTAAGTAACTACGACATAATTAATGTGTGTACCTATGGGGCTGTAAGAAATACTACACATGATTCAACTAATGCAATACAAGCTGCAGTAGACTGCATTTTTGGTAATCCAGTATATCTACCTGCTGGAGATTATCTAATATCTTCTCAGATTGAAATAACTGGCGGAAGAATTCTCTTTGGAGCTGGAAGAGGGAAGTCTAATATACATCTATATACAAATACCCAGAATGGAATATACATAGACACAAACGATCCAGTTACTCTTAGAGACTTTACTATACTGACATGTAGTGGAATAACTAAATCAGCTGGAGCTGGAATATATTTAACAGGTGGCACTTGTAATCAATTTTCTACCTTTGAACGCTTGTATGTAATGAGTCAGTATATTGGGATTCATATAGATAAGGGGCAGGTATTTAAGATAGATAATTGCTACATAGTAAACTCCTCCAGTACTGGAATATTTGTTAGTAACACCAACGATCCTGATGATGGTGATTCTTCAATAGTAAACTGTGTTATTGATTCTGCTTCTGATGAATTTGGAGTTGGAATATATCAAGTATCCTCTGGTGGTTTGAAGATAATTGGTAATAAGATAATGAGACATATTAATGGTATAATGTTAGCACCTAATGGTTTATCATCTATCCTCCTCATTGAAAGTAATAGTATTGAAAACCAGGGTGGAAATGCTATAGTTTTTACAGACTATAATGCAACCCCTGGAGTAGCTTGGTCACAGGTAATAATAAATGGGAATCAGATAGCTAATGCCATAAGTGGAGTTACACAAGGTGGTTCAACTGACTGGTTAAATTACTTAGTAATAACTAACAATACTATAACACTCAAAACTGGTGGAACTTCCATAGCTCCACATATTGGAGTCTACCTAACAAACGTCTCGTATGTGATGATAACTGGGAATATTATAATAGGTGGAATTGGATATCATGTTGGATTATCTTTTGAAGCCAGCGTTGATTATTGTCTAGTTGGTTTCAACCACGGAGTTAACTTAGATATATTCTCCTCTAACTCATCCCCTACCAGTAATGACTTTGTTAACTTTGGAGCTAATAATAGTGCTGGGGCTGGGAATAGATTACTATATGCGCCTAATAGTATTTAATTAATGCTTGCGTAAAAATTTTACCGAAGGAATAAAATTATGACCTGGGAACCTGGAGATGAATTAGATCAAACTCTACCTGATGATCAAGAAGATTTTGTATCAGATCTTGGAGAATATCTAAGAGAAGATAGAGAATGGATAAACTATATCTCACAATATTTAGGAAATCTTGAAGTAAGTCTAGAAGATCTCCTTGATGATTGGATATCGGAAAATCTATCTACTGAAGTACTAAATTCAATAATCGCTAACTCCTCTACTGTAATCTCCCTAGTCATCGAATCTGGGGATTTTGAAGAAGCTGTTTTAGCTTTGATAGAGCCATCTACTGGTGATATGGCTAAGTCTGTCTACGATCCTAATCTTATAGAATCAGACGCTTTTGACATGGATAGTATGGTAGAAGGGACTGATACTAAGATCCTAACTGGGGCTGAGAGAATTGCTATAACAGACTCTGCATCACATATTATAGATACTCTAACAAATCCTCATAGTATTACAGCAGCTACAGTTGGATTAGATCAACTAACAAACGATGCACAGCTCAAGGCTTCACAATTAGTTCAGACCGTGGCAGATGAAATTGCTGAGATTCCATCTGGAGCTGCTATAATCGACTATGTAACAGGCCTAGGCTACTCTGGTGCGTTTGATAGAGCTAACCACACTGGTACTCAAGCTGCTTCAACTATTAGTGATTTCGACACAGAAGTATCTAACAACACTGATGTTTCATCTAACACTAGCTCTCGTCATGATGCTGTAACTGTAACAAACTCTTCTGAAATTAACTTCACCCTTACCGGACAAAATATAACTGCTTCATTGATAACTGGGTCTATTGATGAAACTAAGCTAGACACTTCAGTAAATGACTCACTTAATCTTGCTGATAGTGCTTTACAGTCTATTGCAGATGAATCTATCACAGAACCTAAACTAGCAATGAATGATGCTCCTTCAGATGGAGAGGTTATAGCTTGGAACTCTACTGGATCTTACATGGAGTGGGTAGGTATAGGATCTGGAAGTGGTGATGTAGTAGGTCCAGCTAGTGCCACTGGAGATGATTTTGCACAGTTTGATGGAGTAACTGGAAAACTTCTCAAAGATGGTGGTCTAAGCTTAACAACTACATTAGGAAGTCCTGGAGTAGACACCCTTATACCTTCTGAAAAAGCAGTTAGGGCTGCAATTAGCGATGCCGGTGGTGGTGATGTTAGTGGCCCTTCTAGCTCAGTTGATGATAGAATATCTACCTTTGATGGTGAAACTGGAAAACTAATACAAGATGGTGGAAAAACAATAGCAGATGTCTTAAGTAGAACTAACCACACTGGTACTCAGGCAGCATCAACTATAAGTGATTTTAATACCGCAGTCTCTCTCAACTCAGATGTTGTTGCTAATAGTGCCTTCACAGCAACTCCATCAACAGTAATAACTGCAGGAACTGGTATAGACTGGGATGGAAATACTCTAAACGTCGCACCGAATGATGAATCTATCACAATAGTAAGCTCCATTGGTGGAGTTTCAGATAGCCTAATGTCAGCTTCAACTGATGTTGGGGCCTTATTTGTAAAGAACTACTATGTTGGAGTAGATGGTGGTGGAGGTCTATTCTACTGGAGTTCGACTACTGCTAAAACCTCTCATAATGGTGGAACTATCATAGATCCAAACCACTCAAGTACTCCTGGACAATCTACATGGTATACTAATACTGGAGCTACTGGATATGGTTGTTGGATTAGATATACAACATCTATAGTTGAAGTAGATTGGTTTGGTTCTAAAGGTGATGGTACAACTAATGATGTATATGCTTTTAGAGCTGCAACTACTTATGCAGCTACTATAACAACAAAAGGTGGGACTGTAGTATATAGAAAAAGACACTATATTAATGGCTCATTAGAATTACCTTATGGAGTAACTCTTAAAGGTAATATGTCATTAGTAGGTCATCCAACTAATTCACAAACAAGTCATTACTGGAATCATCTACCTGCAATATTATTATCTTCATCTTATACTATAACTCTTAATGGTGCAAGTGGAATAGATGGAGCATTAATAATCAAGTATGGTCTTACACTTCCTACTAACTCTCCTGATTCTAACTACTCCGGAACAGCTGTAACCGCAGTTGGTGAAGATAATTTCCTTATAAATTCCCTTATAATTGGATTTGACTATGCGTTTTATGCTCAGGGTGATAATACTTCAGTAAAGGTACAGAGGATTAGAATAAACTATCTCTGGTTTGATTGTATAAATGGAGTATATATTGAAAATAATAATGATGTAGTTCGCGTAACTAATTGCCACGCATGGCAGTTTGGATCTATTGGGGCTACTGGTGGGATTGAGCAGGATAAATATGCTAGATCTGGAAATGCTTTTCACTTTAAGGGTAGAGTCGATTGGGGAATTGTAGAAAATTGTTTCTCTTATGGGTGGTATAGAACCGTACTCTTAGAATCAACTGACCCATTTGGTATTATGAGTATGACTATAAATAACTGTCAATCAGATAATGGTTCTAATGCTTATTCTGGATCAGCTGGATTTGAAGTAAAGGGTAGTGTAAGGGACTGTAGGTTTGTAAATTGCCAATCTTCAACTAATGCTTATGGTTTACTGCTTTCAGCTAACGGAGGCTATACTCCAAGTAATATAGAAATGCGTGGCTGTCATCTATATTCATCAACTACCTATGGTATTAGTATCTCAGCTGGTAATTTATCACTTCATGATTGTTATTTTACTGGAATTGTTTACGCTATCTATACTACAAGCTCAAGTAGTAAACTCACTGTTGATGGATGTAATTTTAATGTATCATCTAATCCAGCTATATATTGTTCAACTGCTAATCCTTACATTCATATATACAATAATTGTTACTTTAATAGCTTGAGTGCTGCTAGTTATGTCATAAGTCCGAGTGTTATAGTATCTCCTACAGTTACACCATCAGGGACTGTGCTGCAGCCACCCCATGGAGTTAATATAGTAAAATGTGGATCTGGTAATTTTGGAACTCTTAGAGGTGGGCATAAGGGAAGGGTTTTAACTATAATATTTACTGGAACTTCTATAGTCTATCATGGAACTAGCACATATTCAGATATGTGGTTACCTACTAATGTAACAGCTAATAATACATTTGCTTCTGGTGATACATTAACTCTTGCTCATGCAGGAGATCAGTGGTATGAGATAGGGAGATCTCAAGCATAATGAAACTAGATTCCGAAACCCAAGATATCCTCGCAGCATGTTCTGTCAGTACTAAAATGACTGCCATGACCATGTTTCCAGAGAGATTCTACGCTCAGTTTTCAAAAGCTATACATGATCCTATCTTTGAATTAATAGACAGCGATGCTCCGCGTGTAGCTATTGCAGCTCCTCGTGGTTTTGGAAAGACTTCAGTAGTAGGTCTAGCATACACTGGGAGAAAAATACTCTTCCAACAGGCTAAGTTCATCCCCTATGTAAGCACAAGTTTTGACTCAGCAGTTTTACAAACTGAAAATCTTAAAATTGAATTAGTAAGTAATCCTATAATAAGAGCACTCTTTGGAGAGCTTAAGAGTAAAAACCCAGATGGTGTTGATCCTTCTTTCAGCAAGAAAGCTTGGGTAACTAATGGTGGAACTCTTGTATATCCTCGTGGGAGTGGCCAACAGATACGAGGAATTCTTTATAGAAACTCTAGACCTGATTGTATAGTGATTGATGACTTAGAAGATTCTGAAACTATTGAAAATGAAGAGATTAGGAGAAAGAGAAAAGAATGGTTCTTTGCTGATCTTTTAAAGTCTGTTAGTAGAATGAACAAGAATTGGAAGATAGTCTACATCGACACATTGAAACATGAAGATTCACTCCTTCAGGAACTTATAGAATCAAACGACTGGGAGAGTGTTAGACTTGAAGCATGTGATGATAACTACAATCCAACTGCTCCATCTTTCATGAGTAAGGAAGATATAATTGCTGAAGTTAATTCTCATAGGGAAAAGGGCATTCTTGATGTTTTCTATCGTGAATATCGTAATCTTCCAATATCTACAGAGGATAGTATTTTTAAGCAGGATTATTTCAAATACTATAATGTAACAAGCAAAACTGATAATGAGAAGTATGTAGATGTAACTGAACATGATCTCATGAATGATAAGAATATTGAAACTATAATCCTCGTAGATCCAGCTAAAACTGTAAAGATGCACTCAGATGAGAGTGCTATAGGTGGAGTGGGTATAGATCTTAAAAACTCAAGATACTATGTAAGAGATATAGTTTCTGGAAAATTCTATCCTGATGAACTATACAGTGAAATGTTTGGGATGGCTGCTAGGTTAAATGCTAAAGTAATTGGAGTTGAGGAAACTTCTCTCAATGAATTTATAAAGCAGCCTATTAAAAACTATATGCACTCCTCAGGATCTTTTTATCAACTAATCTGGCTAACTCCTAGAGGTGGAGAGAGGAAGGCTGGGAGAATAAAACACCTAGTCCCACTCTATAGGCAGGGTCAAATCTACCACAATATGTCATGCTGTGGTGGGTTAGAGGCACAACTCCTATCATTTCCAAGATCTAAAAAATGGGATATTATGGATATGTTAGCTTATCTAGTCCCAATGCTTGAAATTGGTGAGAGGTATTTTGCACCTATGGATGACCCAGATGAATATAACTTTGATGATATGGATTATGAAGAGCCTTTGTCAAATTGGAGGGTTGCATAGTTTGGAACCTCAATGTCTAGAACATACTGGAATAATTGCAAGACTCCATAACCTGGAGAATGATATGTTATGTATGTCTCATAAGATAGAAAGCACACATAAGTTACTCATAGGTACACTAACATCTACCTGCTTAAGCTTACTCGGAATTATATTTTTACTAGTATCTCGTTAAATGCTTGGGTAAAATTTTTACCAAAGAGGAATTTTATGACAGTTAAGAAAATCTACATAGGATCTCATGGCCCTTACTTATACGATGATGATGATACATTAGTTGATCCTGAATCTGAGTTTACTAGCATTGACATGGATGGAGATTCTGCTAATGCTATAACTACAAATGGTAAAGTTTATGCTAGTGGAAATCCAACATCACTTAATGACCTTGTTAGACTTTCTGATTTATCTAGCCTACTAAACATGGCTGGTGATAATAGGACTAGTGCTCTAATGTTAAGCTCTAGCAGATTTTTAAGTGGGCTACTATCATTAACAGATAGAGTAGAAGAACTAGAAACTTTTAATATGATAAAGATTCAAGTATTCTCTTGAGGTAAATAATGCCTTTATATACAAAAAGATTTTTAAGTGAGTCTGTAAACGGTGGTGGGATTATAGTAACATATACAACTACTGCCAATACTAACCTAATACACACAGCAGTAGCTGGTGAAGTTGATTATGATGAAGTATGGTTATTTGCTTCAAACTACAACCCTGACTCTGACACACTTCTCTTCATAGGCCTCCAACCCTCTGGTGGGTCTATAACTGAAGCTCAGCTGAT